AGTGTTCCATCTTCAGTCTCAATATATTCTGTACTGTCTGTCAATATTTTGATATTTAAGTTGACTATCTTCTGCATGTGCTTGCTGTAGGCCACGATTCTGGCGTCTTCGCTAAGAGAAGTATCGGTCAGACTGGATATAATTCGTTGTTCTTCAAACCTGATCTGATCAGTCTGATTTACACTGAAGTATTCCTGTGGTTTAAGTTTAATATGAACTCCACCAACATCGATTTTTTCACTGTAATTGGGGTATCTAATACGACTCATTACTTCTGACAAGTTTACTGACAACTCATGTGGTTCATTACATTTGGGGCATTTGGCAGTCAAATCCATGCCCTGTCCGTAGCTGGCAATTCTGATGGCTATCAGTGTTGAGTCAACGTCAGTACTGGGCATACGCCAGGCATCTTTAATATCCGGGCAGCAACTCTGTATAACGTCAATGACACCCTGCCCATTCATTAGTGCGTCGGGTGTTCTCAGTGTGATTTCGTCACGGGCTGTCATGGGATACACTGCGATCTCACCAGTGACTGGTAGATTTAACGACCCTTCAGTCCAGTATCGGCCCTGGCTGGGCAAGCGGAAATAAATGGCTGCTTGTCTAAAATGCTTGGCAAGAGGGTTAAGGGGTTTTGTATCCATATATTGAATCCTATAAATATAGTTGAGTGTCAGAATATTTATAGGCATTGGACCACATGGCAGATTTAGATCCACAAATAGCACAAATGATGCAGCAGTTTACACAAGCTCTGGGCAATATGAATGCAGCCCTGGAGAAGGCTGGTGTCAATGTCACTAAGTTTGCTGGAACGTCAGTCAAAACAGTTCAGGATAACTTTAAAAAGTTAGATGCTGATTTAAAATCTGGAGCCAAGAGTTTTAAAAACATTGGTCCTGAACTCCAAGAATTACAAAAACAAATATCATTAGAAACTGACGGTAAGAAACGTGCATCACTCCAGACCGAGCTGTTAAGCAAATCACAGCAGGCCATGGTGTCTGTGCTGAAAGACGGAGCAGCTCAGGTAGCAGGTTTAGCAGCCCAGGCATTTGGTAGTTATTACAAACAGCAAGTAATGACCGGCGTTCGCGGCATCATGGGCGACGGAAGTCCGTTCCAGGTGGCCGCTGACCTGCAAACCGCAGCAATCGATAGCAGCATCAAAGCAGCTCAGGGATTGGCGGGTGTGGGTACCACAGTAGGTACTGCACTGATGATGATACCAACACCAGCTACTATACTGGCTGGTACGCTGACTGTATTGGGCAGCCAGTTATTTGGAAAATTAGCTGGTGAAGCTGGGGAATTACTAAAGTTCCAAGTGGAAGTTACCTCCAAGGCCATTGAACGTACATACAACGCATTCCAACAAGCATCGTCAGCAGGTGCACTGTTCGCGGGTGGTATAACTGAATTGCGGGGAGCAGCCATTCAAGCAGGTATCGGGCAAGAAAAGTTTAGTGCGATTATTGCCAACAATTCTGTGGCAATGGTTGAATTTGGTGGCAATGTTGCCATAGGAGCCAAAAGATTAGCAGCAGTCGCCCAAGCTGGTATGGGTGCCAGACAAAGTCTGTTGAATATGGGCATTAGTATTGAAGATCAAATTCAAGGCACTGCTGAATATATGGCTATGCTGCAAAGAACTGGTAGTTTACGTGGAAAATCTGATCAAGACTTGGCAAAAGAATCTGAAGCATATCTGGTCAATCTACGTGCAGTCAGTTCAATCACTGGTGAAGATGCAAAAACAGCAGCAGCACGGGCCAAAGAAGCAGCTAATGCCGCAGCCGTGCGTAGCAAGTTGTCACAGATGGGACCACAAGCCACCGCCAAATTTGAAGAAATGGTTCGTTTGTATGGAAAAGGTAACGAAAAAGCCATACAAGATTTATTATTATTTGGAGAAGTGCAGGGGGAAGCAGCGATAGGATTCGCTCAACTACCTACTCAAGCACGGTTGATAAGGGATAGTTTGTCTGGGGTAATAGATAACAATGTATCCTTAGGGCAAATTACAGACCAGTTTCAGACTGGGGTACAACAAAATCAATCAGCTTTATTGCAAGAAGGTCAGCTGGCTGCTGACACAGTTGGTTTGGTAAATCAGTTGACTGGACAGATGACTGGCGCTATCACCCTAATTCAACAGTCCTTAACTTTGGGTATGCGTGATTTTACCAAAGTACTGGAAACCCCCATGGATGAAGCAAAAAAGGCTAAAGACACTCAGGATGCATTTACAAAATCAGTGACAGCTGGTGTAGTTAAACTCAATGAACTATCTGTCGCTATAGATAACATGCTGACCGGCGCTATCCGGAGATTTGCTGATGATGTTCCTGATATATTAGAGGGTTTTAGGAAAAAGCTAGTGCAATTGGGCTTACTAGACGAGGGTCCAGGACGTGGCCCAGGCCCAGCCGCCAGAGCAACTGAGGATACCGCCCGTGCCGCGGTAGCCCAGGCCACTGGTGCTACTCCTGAATCAGTAACGGCGGAAGCAGTGGCAGCACAACAAGCACGTATGGATGTAGAAGCAGCCAATGCAGCTCGCAATGCTAGAAGAGCAGTCATACGCAATAGAAATGCAGCAACTAACAGACCAGAAGAATCAGTACCAGAGGAAGCTATACCACAGGCTACTGGTGGGGTACTTAAACCGCGTCGCGGTGGACAGCTAGTGTTGGCCGCAGAAGCTGGACTACATGAAGCATTTGTTCCTCTACCTGATGGTAAAACCATTCCTGTCAGTTTAAATGTTGAACTAACTCAGTTACTCAAAGACAATAATGTGGTTATAACCAATGTAAGTAAAGACCTGCGTGACGCCATGCAATCCATGCTGAGAAACTCGGGTGATATTGATACCGGTAACCAAGATCAAATGATAATGTTAATGACACAGTTCGTGGAAGCACAGCGTGAAGCCAAACGAGAAATGGAAGATCAGACACAGGCCCTGCGTAGATTATATGACGCCTACGCATAAGATCGGGTAAATACACGACAATAGAGAAAAATCCATGAGTTGGAAAAAATATTTTAAGACCAGTAACATAACACAGTCAACCGCCAGTCCACTGGGCAATGGTATGACTCCCACCGATGCTGGTTATCGTAACTATGCCAGCACCCTGCCAGAAGTTTATATTGGACACCCCAATCGTGTTGAACGTTATAATCAATACGAACAGATGGACATGGATTCTGAAGTTAATGCCGCGCTGGACATCTTGGCTGAATTCTGTAGCCAAAAGAACGACGAAAACCTTACAGCCTTTGATATTCATTATCACGAAAAGCCCACTGATAACGAAGTCAAGATCATCAAAGAGCAGCTACAACAATGGGTTAACTTAAACCAATTCAACAAACGTATTTTTAAGATTGTTCGCAATACATTAAAGTATGGCGATCAGGTGTTCATCCGTGATCCAGAAACATTCAAGTTAATGTGGACTGAGATGAGCAAAGTTACCAAAGTTATTGTTAACGAAAGCGAGGGTAAAGAGCCTGAGCAATACGTTATTAAAGACCTGAACCCCAACTTCCAAAATTTAACTGTGACTGCGGTCAGTACGAGCGACACGTTTGTCAATCATCCACAGGTAGGCGGCCCTAGTGGTGCCTATGTGCAACCACGCACTCCATACAGTGGTGGCAATCGTTTTAGTCATGCACAGAACGAAGCAGTGATTAATGCAGAACACGTGGTTCACATCAGTTTAACTGAGGGATTAGATGTGTTCTGGCCTTTTGGTAATAGTGTATTAGAAAACATTTTTAAAGTTTTTAAACAAAAAGAACTGTTAGAAGACGCTATCATTATCTATCGTATACAACGTGCTCCTGAGCGTAGAATCTTCAAGATTGACGTAGGTAACATGCCGCCACATATGGCCATGAGCTTTGTGGAACGTATCAAGACTGAGATTAGTCAGCGACGTATTCCCACACAGACTGGTGGTGGCAACAATATGATGGATGCCACATACAACCCACTGTCAACAAACGAAGATTATTTCTTTCCACAGACTGCTGATGGTCGTGGCAGCAGTGTAGAAACACTAGCTGGTGGACAAAACCTAGGTGAGATCACAGACTTGCGATTCTTTACCAACAAGCTATTCCGTGGATTGCGTATCCCCAGTAGTTATCTACCCACTGGTGTAGATGACGGCACACAAAGTATCAGCGACGGTCGTGTGGGTACAGCACTGATACAGGAATGGCGTTTTAATCAGTATTGTAAGCGTCTACAAGCCATGATTGTAGACAAACTAGACCAGGAATTCAAGATGTTCCTGCGTTGGCGCGGTATCAGTATTGATGGTCAGATTTTCGATCTAACATTTAACGAGCCACAAAACTTTGCGCAATATCGTCAAGCTGACATTGACTCAGCTAAAATTGCAACCTTTGCTCAGTTGGAGCCCATGCCTTACTTCAGTAAGCGTTTCCTAATGAAACGTTATCTGGGTCTGAGTGAGCAGGAGATGACAGAAAACGAAATGCAATGGCGTGAAGAACAAGGACAGACTGAAGAAACCGGCCCAGGACAAGCCAACCTACGTAACGTGGGTATTACTCCCGGGGGATTAGCCAGTGATTTAGAGACTGTTGACTCTGGTCTTGAATTAGCTGGTGGTGCTGGCACTGAGCCAGGCGCGATCGGTCCTGAAGCTGGCGCCACTGCTGGCGGTGCCGGTACTCCAGCCGCAAGTCCACCAGGTGTAGCATAATTCAGTGTAAATGGTTAAATAAGACTATGTTTATTAATAACCTATTTGAAACGCCCCATCCCGCTTTGCCTGGTTATCAGTCTGAAGAGGATGATCAGTCCACAATGAAATTGAGTGACCTACGTAAAACTAGACTTACTCTAGCACACCTAAATCGTTTAAGAATGGCGTCAGACGTCCGCAAATTCGAACACGAAAAAAATATCGAAAAGATACAAGGACAATACAAATCAGCACCCGAGGCTGGTGGTGCTGGCGGTTTAAGCATTTAAATCAGTATATCCTTCCAAAAACCTTCAAAAAACACGCATTTAACGTAATAATCTACGCAGTTTTGTAAATACATTACAAAGCCATTTAACAGGAGTTCCTTATGAACAAATACGAACAACTCATTGAACACATTATCAATGACAACGAACAAGCAGCACGTGAATTATTTCACCAGATCGTCGTGGACAAGAGCCGTGACATTTATGAAAGCCTAATGGACGAAGAAATGGGCGGCAATCCAGCTGACCAATTCGTTCAGGACGTTACATCAGAAGTTGAGCAAGACGAGCAAGGTATCGGCGAAGACGACGAGGAAGGCGCAGAGCTGGAACTTGGCGGTGACGACGAGATGGATGCTGACGACATGGGCGACGAAGATGATCATCATGCAGACGTTGGTGGTGAAGAAGAATTAGAATCCAAGGTCATGGACCTTGAGCAAGAATTAGACGCCCTAAAAGCTGAGTTTGACAAGCTATTGGGTGGCAGCGATGAAGAAGCTGGTGACGACATGGGTCCAGAAATGGGCGCAGAAGAGCCAGCATTTGGTGGCGACGAAGAAATGGCCATGGAAGCTGAAGAAGAAGTAGTTGAAGAAGCTGCTGGCAGCGGTAAGTCAGGCAGCGGCGCTAGTGGTTCAGGCAAGTCAGGATCGGGCAAGAGCGGCAGTGGTAATCCATTCGCCAAGAAGGGTTCAGGTTCGGGCAAAATGGAAAGCCGTAGTCAAGCTGAGATCATGAAAGAATATGTCGAAAAAGTTAAAGACATGTACAAAGGTGACGCAGCTGAAGGTTCAGAAGTTGGTGCAGGTGGTAGTGTTGCAGTTAACAAAGCCAGCATTACTGACAACATGAAGAACGACATGGGCGGCACAGCAGCTAACATCGCCAATGGCGGAGCAGAGCAGAACCCAGACGGTCAAAAGCCTAACGGTAAAACTGGTGGTTTTGTTAAGCCAGCACAAGAAATTGATGTTGCCAAGCGCAATGTTAACAAAGTGGGCGGCAACAAAGGCGCACAAGACTTTTACGGTACAAAAGCCAAAGCCAAGCCAGCTGAAGGCAGCACAACCGACGGTTCGGTTCCAGTTGCAAAAGACAGTATCTTAAAAGCACGTTAATAGATTAGGAAACAAAATGGCTTTGTTACTAAAAGAGCATCTTACTTTCGACAACGCTGGTATTAAAGTGTTGTCGGAAGACTCTGCTGATGGCAAGGGAAAGGATCTCTATATGGAAGGGGTATTCATTCAGGGCGGCGTAAAGAATGCCAACCAGCGTGTATACCCTGTCCACGAAATTGAGCGAGCCGTTTCCACAGTTAACGAACAATTAAAAACCGGTTACTCAGTTCTTGGTGAAGTTGACCATCCTGATGACTTAAAGATTAACCTAGATCGTGTCAGCCACATGATTACAAAAATGTGGATGGACGGTCCTACAGGATACGGAAAGTTAAAAGTTTTACCAACCCCCATGGGTAAGCTCGTTGAGAGTATGTTGACATCTGGCGTTAAGCTGGGTGTGAGCAGCCGCGGATCAGGTCAGGTAAACGAAACAAGCGGACACGTTAGTGATTTTGAAATCATTACTGTGGACATTGTAGCCCAACCCAGTGCACCGAATGCATATCCCAAAGCCATCTATGAAGGCTTAATGAATATGAAAGGCGGAGCACAGGTATTTGAAATGGCACGTGATGCCAGCACCGATCAAAGAGTACAGAAGTATTTGCAAGAGGCTGTGGTGCGCCTCATCAAAGATTTGAAACTATAGGAGATACCCAATGTTAGATGCTATCAAACCATTGTTAGACTCGGGGATCATAAACGAATCGACACAACAAGCGATCAGTGAAGCCTGGGAAGCCAAGCTAACTGAAGCACGTGAGCAATTACGTGCTGAGCTACGTGAAGAATTCGCTGGTCGTTATGAGCATGACAAAAGCATTATGGTTGAAGCTCTAGACAAAATGGTTACTGAATCCCTAACTGCTGAACTAACAGAGTTCCAAGCAGAAAAACAAGCTCTATCCGAAGATCGTGCGAAATTTAACGTTCGTATGATGGAAGGTGCTGGTAAGTTCAACGATTTCATGGTTACCAAACTAGCTGAAGAAATCAAAGAACTACGTGCTGATCGCAAAATGTACGAGAATAGCATCGCTAAACTTGAACAGTTTGTAATCCGTGCTCTAGCTGAAGAAATTCAAGAGTTTGAGCAGGACAAGAAAGCAGTTGTTGAAACAAAAGTTAAACTTGTTGCTGAAGCTAAAGAAAAATTGGCTCAACTACAACAGAGCTTTATTCAACGCAGTGCTGCTCTTGTAAAAGAATCAGTAGCTAACAAGCTAGAGTCGGAATTGACTCAACTGAAAGAAGATATCCAAGTTGCTCGTGAGAACATGTTTGGTCGTCGTCTGTTCGAAGCTTTTGCTGGTGAATTTGCTGTTACTCACTTGAATGAGAACAAGCAGTTGGCCGCAATGCAAGCAATGCTGACAAAGCAAGAAGAAATTATTGCTGAGTCCAAGCGTGTTGCTGAAGAAAAAGCCGTGCTAGTTGAATCAAAAGAACAAGAAATTCGCATTATCAAGGAATCATCAGAGCGCCGTGACAACATGGCCAAACTGTTGAAACCATTAAACAAAGAGAAGGCCGCTGTAATGAGCGAACTACTCGAATCAGTGCAGACCAGTAAGTTGCAGGCTGCATTTGATAAGTATCTACCAGCTGTACTAAACAACTCTACTGTTAAGCCAGTGGCTGAAAAGTCCGCTGTATTAAACGAAAGTCGTCAAGTAGTAACTGGTGATAAAACTGTTAAACAAGCCGAGGTTCAGGACAATAATGTCATTGAACTACGCCGTTTAGCAGGGCTAAAGTGACTTAACCCTAAATAGGAGATTTAAATGACACAAGCATTATTAGAAAGCCGTTGGGGCGAAACCAAAGACGCTCTGCTAGAAGGCTTACAAGGTTCGAAAAGAACTTCCATGAGTGTAATCTTAGAAAACACTCGCAAGTATTTGGCTGAAAACGCTACTGCTGGTGCTACATCAAGCAGCAACGTTGCTACACTTAACCGTGTAATTCTGCCAGTTATCCGCCGTGTTATGCCAACTGTTATCGCTAACGAAATCGTTGGTGTGCAGCCCATGACAGGTCCTGTTGCTCAGATCCACACTCTACGTGTTCGTTATGCAGATAACGTTTCAGGTACAGGTGGTGCTACTGGCGCAACAAGTGGTGACGAAGCATTGTCGCCATTCAAGATCGCTACAGCTTACTCAGGTTCGTCAGCTGGTCGTGCAACAGCAACAAGCACACTAGAAGGTGTACCAGGTAACCGTATCAACGTTCAGATCTTAAAGCAAGTTGTTGAAGCGAAGACACGTAAGTTGTCAGCTCGCTGGACATTCGAAGCCGCTCAAGACGCACAGTCGATGCACGGCCTAGATGTTGAAGCAGAAATTATGGCTGCTTTGGCACAAGAAATCACAGTTGAAATCGACCAGGAAATCCTAGGCTCGCTACGTTCGTTAGCTGCTACAGATTTTGCTTACGACCAAGCTAGTGTTTCAGGTACTGCTACATTCGTTGGTGACGAACACGCTGCTCTAGCTGTTCTAATCAACCGTTCAGCAAACTTGATTGCACAACGTACACGTCGTGGCGCAGGTAACTGGGCTGTTGTTTCTCCAGCTTCGTTAACTGTTCTACAGTCAGCTACAACAAGTGCATTTGCACGTACTACAGAAGGTACATTCGAAGCTCCTACAAACACTAAGTTTGTTGGTACATTGAACGGTGCTATGCGTGTTTACGTCGATAGCTATGCTAGCGACAGCACACCAGTTCTAGTTGGATATAAAGGTTCGAGCGAAGCTGATGCAGCCGCGTTCTACTGCCCTTACATTCCTCTAATGAGTTCTGGTGTTGTTCTTGACCCAGCAACATTCGAACCAGTCGTAGGCTTTATGACTCGTTATGGATATGTTGAGTTGACAAACACAGCATCGTCTCTAGGTAACGCTGGTGACTACGTATCAGAAATCTCTGTGGCTAACTTGAGCTTCCAGTAATCTCTGATAGCAGTATATCTGTAAAAACAAGAAACCCACTTCGGTGGGTTTTTTGTTGACTTTGATATTAAGTATATCTCTGCCATTGAGCCAATAGCGCATATAGATATATTATTATAAGACTGGATAAAAGTCAAGTTTGTAATAAATATATAGTTCGCTCGAGAGAGAGTTTATGGGGTAACCCAACCCCGTAGGCCTAGAACGCCAACTTATCAGGAGAAAACAAAATGGGACGTCCGTTAAAACAAAAATTCTTTGACCCAGTAGAGGGTTCAGTAACATTTGGTGGTGAAAGCATATCCACTATTAATTTAATCACAAAAGGTCAAGGTTATTATCTAGCCAACGCAGCGGTATCTTTTGGTGCACCAAATTTACCGGGTGGTGTACAGGCAACTGCTAGTGTAACTACCGTTAATGCTGGTGGATATATTACAGCAGTCAGTATTACCAATGCAGGTTCTGGGTATACCTCAGCACCAGCAGTGACAATTACTGGGGCCAATTCAAGTCCAGCAAGTTTTACAACAACACTCACAAGTGCAGTGACCAACGTTATTGCTACTAGCGCATATATTCCTGCAGCCAATGGCGGTTCATCAGCAGTAGCTGGAGACATCATCAAGCAAGTTGGTGCCCGTCGTTATAAAGTAACAACAGCACAAGGTACAGGTAAGTGCAAACTAGTAACAGCCGCACCTGGTGCTGGTGAAATGACTATTACTGCAACTGACAGCCAGAGCAGCACATATTACGTTAAGAAACTTGACGAAAATACAGCAACTCTAGTTCGGAACTCAGGTAGTGGTTTTGACTATGCTAATGGTGAGCAAGCCAAGTGGACTCTTACTGGTAGTGCTGAAGCTCCAGGATCTGAGGGCTTTGGTGATATTGGTACAGTAGTTGTATCTAGTAACTAATTGATATTTTAATCAATTAACAGAAAGCGGCTTCGGCCGCTTTTTGTTTGATTAGGCCTGGTGTCATCAGGCTAAATACACAGATAATAAGGTTTTTTACGATGGCCACAATTAAAAATATCCCTGACAGTTATACTATTAATGTCCCTCTGATGACAGTAAATGGTAACCTAGTCATTAGTGGTAACACTACTAGCGTAGACTCCACCAACACCAGTATCGTGGATAACATCCTTACTCTAAACAAGGGTGAAGCCGGAGCTGGAGTCACACTGGGTTTTTCAGGTATTGAAATAGATCGCGGATCCAGCGCAAACGTGCAGCTACGTTGGAACGAGTCTTATGATACGTGGCAGATTACCAGTGATGGTAGTACTTTCGGTAACATTGCCACCAGTTCAACTTCTGGTAATATCGATATTACTGGAATAACCATCTATGACACAGCAAATACTGTGACATTTTATACTGGATCAGTAAGCAGCGGAAAATCAGGAATTTTTGTAGACAACACAAACGGCAACCAACAAGAATTGGCCACTAAAAGTGCGGCAATTTCGTATAGTATTATATTTGGATAGGATTAAAAATGGCAATACAGAACACACGCCTTACTAATGGCACAGCAGCTAACGTTTATGCTAGTTCAGGTACTAGTGCGATCACCACAATTCACTTGTGTAATACCACTGGCGCCAACGTAACTTGTAATGTATACATAGTCACTGGATCAGGCATAATAGCCAACGCCAACAATGCTATCTATTCTGAACTCACAGTTAGAGCACAGGACACTTACATTGTTTACGCTGAAAAATTTATTTTAGCCAATGGTGATTCAATTCGTGCCAACTGCTCGGCAGCCAACGCAGTGACCGTAACCGTAAGTTCAATTGGAATTTAATAATGGGAAAGTATCTTAAAAATCCAGACATAGCTCCTGGTGCCCTGGGTGTACGATTGCCCATTGGCTACACCAGCGTGTCAGATGCGCCGTCAGATGGACTAATCAGATTTAATGCCAGCAACAACAAGGTAGAATTCTACTACAACGGCAACTGGAACCAGATTGCCAAAATTGGCTCCGTCAGCATCACTGTGGATGACCTAGTGGGCGACGGAACTACCACTGGTTTTACTATGAGTCAGAGCGAAGGCGATGCAACCAATATTGTGGTAACAATAGGCGGAGTTTACCAATTGCCTGGAACAAATTATACAGTGAGTGGAACAACTATTACATTTACCAGCCCACCGCCAGCACCCAGCTTGCCTAGTAGCCCTAACCGTATAAACATTATACACAATCTTAACAGCACTGACGCTTCCTAAGGACGGACAATGGCAATAGGACGCATATCCGGCCCAATGCTGTACAGCAACCTGGAACGCCAGGGTGCTAACTTGTCTATTGACGGTAACCTAGTAGTTTTTGATGTAGTCAACAAACGACTGGGCGTCAACAATCTCTATCCGGGTTATGATCTTGATGCTCCAGGCAATGTTCGTCTGGCCAACCTAACTGTGCTGGGCAATACTATTGTCAGCAACACTGGTAAAATTGGCCTGGGATCAATTAGTAATCTAGTGGTTTCTGGTGGCACTAGTTATGATGTTATCTATACTGATGGTTCCGGAAATCTAGCGTTTGGTAATCTAAACACACTATCAGGATTGGACGGATTTACTGGTAACAGTATTCAGATGGGATCCAATACTGCTGGCTATCTGGTCAGCAACGCAGTGGCGCTAACAACTACCACAACAGTAACAGACGGTATTGCACAGTTAAACTTTGTGTTAGGTAAATTAGTGCCTCCGTCGCCCCCAGTCTTTCCTGGGACCAGCACACTGTCTTTAAGCACATCGGTGACCACTGGTCGTATCACCAACTTTACGCAAACTGATAACTCAGGTTGGGGCAACCTTAGTGTGGCTGCCGGCACTAGTGTCAGTGCAACCAGAGTTACGACCTATACCGCTGGTACCATAACCAATGTAGGTCCAGGAGACTCTGGTGTAGTCACAGCATATTTTAACGGTGCGGCTGCTGGTGCCGCCACACTGGCAACTGGTAGTCAGAATGGTACATATGGTAATCTGATCATATCTGCGGACCAGGATTATAACAACGTAGTGTCCGCAGTAACAGCTGGATTCTGGGAAAGTTTCAGTGCCAGCCTGTCTGGAAATACTGTACCTGCAGGATGGAACCGTGCGCAGATTGTTGATACTGCTGGTTCTCCCACCAATACTATCACCTGGTATTACGATAGTTCAACACCCGGTACCCCTACATTTAGTAATACCAGTATTGCATTGAGTTCCAATAGC